ATAAGTACAGTTTCTTTTATCTCTATTTTTTTTTCTGTCTTAGTAAATGTTTTCTTTTTACTTCCACAAGACAAAACTGCACTACATATGATAATATACATTAAGCGTTTTACCATCTAGCTTTATCCCCTCTTATATCATAGTGAACAAATGTATCATATAGACCTAAACCACCCTCTAACATCTTACCGTCTTTTATAAGTTTTAAAATAGCTTTATGTACTTGCTTAGGGCTTTTACCTTTTACTTGTATATCTGCGGCTTTGCCTAATAAATGCTGGCTGTTTAATTTACCTCCTATAGACTTATTATGAAGTTCTGAACGGTAAGCACTAGTTATGTGTATAGGTGCGTTTAAAACGCTTCTAAGGGCTTCTAATTGCTTAGCTAATATCTTTATGTTAGCCCAAACTTCTTGAGGCATACCAGCGCCATCTTTACTATTAAATTCTTCTTTACTAAAGTGTTCTGTTAATTCCATATTTGTAATTTTAAACTAATGTATATACCTTTTATTGCTTATATATACATATTTGTACTAAATAGGCTAAAATTTTTTATCTTTATTTGACTTTATTACAGACCTTAAACCGTCTATGATAGTATCGGGGGCAAATAAGAAACCAATACCTACAATTAATAGTATAGCAAACTGAAAGACTTTACTGTCTTGTACAATAAATATATAAGTAATAGCAGCTATTAAAACCAATATTCCTAGTAATGTTGTTTTCCAGCTTTCTACTATATTTTTCATTTCTTATTTTTATACATTAAGTACCATTTATGGCTTGTGTATCCAATAGCAACCGCTGTTAGTAATATCTTTAATATTATGTCTATCTGCATAAAGTTAAAGCCTAATGTTATAACATTTATAAAAGCGATTTTAAGGTCAGAAGTAGTCATATTGTGTTTATATTAAATATCCGTTAAACAAACCACAACTAGATGAGCCAGATGGATATGCGTAATTTGCCATTATTATAGAAAAAGCGGTTTCCCAGTTTGTATTGTCTTCGCTGTATTGTACCTCTACGTTGGCTGACCGTCCGACTGCTCCAAAAACAGAGTAAATACTAGCATTCGTAAATACATCTTCGTTTCCAGCACCTAAATCAATAGATACCGTTCCAATGACATAATCGCCACTGTCTGAGCAGTTGTCAGAAGTGTATGTAATTAAACGAGTAGAACCAGAATTGTTAATGAAATCTATTCTTGAAACTCTTGGATGATGAATTTCAACTGCACTTCCCTCTATATATCTCCAATATCTCCAGCCAAGTGAACCACCAGTATTTATTAGTCTTTTTCCAAACATTTATTAAGTATTAAAGGTTGGTAAATCATAAGTAAGAACCGCTTTCTTTGTATTTAAAGCCTTTATTTCTGCACCTATTGTATTGCTCTGTGTTCTTAATTCAGCCCTACTATCTATCACTTCTTGTGGGGCAACTTCTCCACTATCCATTTGCCTAATAACAAACCAATCTGTTTTTTCTAATTGGCTTCCTATTAAGTTTTTTAAGTTATCTATTTTTTGTGTTTTTAATTCCGCCAAAGTTTGAGTGATAACCATATCTACAACGTCGTAAGTATAAACATTACCAACTAATTTAATAGCAGATAATTCTTCTACCCTTGAATCGTATGTAGGTGTTACAACATCTAAAAAACCAAAGCCTTCTTTAATGTTAAAATGCGTTCCGTTTTCATCAGTCCAAACACTAGGTATCTTGCTAAATGTTTTTATATTTCCGTTTACTAAAATTCCTTTCATATTATATTGCTTTTGAGATTGAATACCAGTATTCTGCTGCACCAGTTACTACTATTTGTATTAAATTAGAGACAGTACCATCATAAACACCAGCAACCGTTGTACCAGCGGGAAGTGTTAAAGCAAAATCTCCAGTAATAACTAAGTCCTTAACCATACCTATACCAGTATTTGCAAATGTTAAAGTAGTTGCTGCTACTAAAGTCTTAGTAAATACTTGTGCGGTTGCAAAATCTACCTCTGTTGTTAAAGCTGCACTTGTTTTAAATTCATCAGCAAGCCTAGCATAAGACGTAAAGCCATCTGCATAAACCTCTGTGAAGTTTTCGTTTGATTTTGTAAATGCAGTTCTTAATGGGTCTCCAGTTCCATCATTAGCCGTTGTTCCTATTCCTATTACTTGTTTTGCCATCTTTTATTTTATTAATATGTTGTTTGGTCTGCTGTTAATTGTGTTGTATCTGCAAACACTAAAATGGTGTCTGCCGTTAGATTGCTTCCGTCAGCATCAAAAGGATAAATGCTTCCCCAACCGTTTGGCTCGTTTACATTCCCCCACCAACTACTTAGGTATATTATTCCCCAATTTATCAAGTTTGTCATATATTAAGTCGTTAAGTTTTCATAAACAATACCCCATTCAATATCACTTTCCGTTAAACCAAAGGAAGTAGTTTCATATATTTTTCCCCATCCTATTTCGTTTTCCATCTGCTATTTTTTTTAAAAACAATTTCAATTTCTCTATGTTTTCAGTTTTAACTTTGTATCTTTTCATTTATAATTTATTGTCACAATTACGTTCTTTAACATAAACTCTAAATAACCCAGCCAGTAAAATTAGACTCTTTATCAGGGTACATATCGTTGTTGCTATTGGAATTATATTCAGGGTAGGTAGATTGATTAAAACTCATAAAGTCAATAAACCTTCTAGTATAATGCTGTGCTATATCCCTTTCTTGTTCTGCTAAATAATCAACTTCATCTTTAGTTACCGTTTCACTACTTTCGCTTGTATGTTTGTAAATACCCCCATTAGATACCGTATAAGCCAAGAATGGTAGCATTTCCACTTGTGACCAATGTATAGTCATAGGTTTAATGTATGTTTCTAGTAAGGTCTTATATGTAGGGTTAGCATCTAAAGCATCTGTGGTTATTAATGTCTCTATTTTTTCATATAACTGCGTTCCTAAATAGTTTTGTATGTGAATTTCTTGAGCTACCTCAATCCATTGTATAAACTTATCAGTATCTAGGTTTCCGCTAAATACACTATACCTTTTAAGGTCTTTTGGGGTTATAAATAATGCTTTAGCCATTAGTTAAATCTTTTGTTAGTTGGTAAAAATCCTCTGTTTGGCATATCCATTGGTTTCATAGCTACCTCTTTAGGATTCCTTACTCTTAATCCATCTCTCTCAGCTTGGTTAGTAGATACTTGTGGTGCATTAGGGTTGTTTACATCTACCTTTACAGTACTTGCAAATGTTTGTCTTAACCATTTATGATGACAGTCTCCACCGCCTTTATAAAGCCATATAGAATAAGTGTCCACGCCTTTTGGACCCCAGCCAGCATTTACTACTTGGTTTTCCATAGCTATTAAATCCTCTTTTCTGTATAGCTTGTTAGCAGCTACCATATTTTTACAAAAAGGTCTACTATCGTCGCTTGTCGTTAAAGGTGTGTATCTGTAACGAACCTTGTATTTTAAATTACCTATTTCTTTGTCTTGTTCACTTTTACTGTTAGGTCTAGCCGTTCCGGTACTGACAAAATTCCATACTTTAGATAATACAGATTGTTTAGGGTTGTTTAAAGCCTCTATTTCTGCGTCTAATTTATCTTCTGTATCATAATCCACCTCTTGTGAGTCTATTAATTCCCACTCATCTTCTAAATCTTCTCCTAAATCTATTAAAGGATTGCTTTGTGCAGACATTTTTATACCAGTTTCTTCTTCTTTAGTCTCTGCATCCATACCAGTAGTATCCGTAAATTCTAAAGGTTGTATAGTAATGAAGTAAAGTTTTAAACTAATGTCATTTATAGCTAGTATTTCTTCTAAACCATCCGTAAACTCTTCTTGGTATGACTTAATTGTAAGGTTGTCAAATAATAAAGTAGCCGTTTTTATCTCATCAGCGTTGTTTCCTAGTCCACTATTACCATCTCTTACGCCTAATAACATAGGAGAAGTAACTCTATGCCCTACAATTAGCTTTTTAAATGCTTCATCTGAAAGATATTGGTAGTGTGCTGGTGCATCATTTAGTGGTATATCGTCTACCGTTGTCTTGCTTTCTGCATTATTATTAAATGCTACTATTACTTTTTCTCCTCTAGCACCAGTTAATTTACTTAAAACACTGTTTTTTACCTCCTCTTGCTTTTCTTTATCTGGAATACCATTATTAAAGTTTACTACCTTAGTACCACTAAAGCCATTTAAGGTATCATTTATTAAATAGTCAGCTATTTCTTCTTCTAATAAAGCATAAGGCAAAGCACCTTGATAGTCTACTGGAGGGTAATAATAAGAACCAGTTACATAAGGCTTAATTATGTATATTTCATTATCTTTTTTTTCATTATATCCAAATGCTGGTATTCTTTTAGGCTCATCACTTTGTTTGTATTTAGACCAATCTGGATGGTAATACCAAGCCTCTACCTCCCCATCTTCATTGCATTTTTCAGCCCTTAAAGTCTGCATAGGAAAATGAGTAACCTTTTTAACCTTTCCTTTATCATAAGTAACTTGCAAAGCAGCCATACCTAATAGCTTCCTATCCATTACAGCGGCTTTTAAGCACTCCTTAGAAACTATTGACCTTAACTGTGCGTATTGTTCTGGTTTTCTATTAGAGTCTGTAGCATCAACCCCCTTACCGTATATCATTTTAGACATACCGTTGATTATTGCGTTGTTAGTAGTAGAACCTACATAACGCTTAATTAAATAATCAAAGTAATTATTATCTGTGCCGTAATTAACCCACTCTTTATTCTTAACCTCTACAATACTAGGTGCGGTGTATTTACTTAGATTTAATATGTGTATATTTTCCATTTATAAAATGATGTATTCATTAGAAGTAACATTACTTATAAACTCATCCTTATTAATAGAATAGTTTAAAGCTGTTTGCGTTGTGCAAAAGATTTTATCCTTATAGACTATGTCCGTTCCATTTAAAACGCTTAAATTATAGAATCTACCTTCTTTTAAGTCAAATATTAAAGAGGCTGTTAAATAGTATTTATCAATAGTAAAAGTTCCGCTTATTTCTACCTCTGTATTAG